CGTTGCCCATGGAACGTTAATTTATTAGCTGGAAAGGGCATCATATGCCCCTCCACCTAATATTAACCTTTCATGTTATTACTTTATTCTAGGTATCGACTGTGTTAAACCAGCAGTCATAGACGTCTCAACGCGTCTTTAAATAAAGTTGAAATCCTATTTGTTTGTGTGTTTTGTTAACGCACTATGGAAGCCAAAACGATAGTTATCCAACATGTTGTTGGACAGCCTATGTCTTAGTTTACTAAGGATTATTGGGAGAATGCCACTCCCTTAAATGAAATAAATTAGCAAAATCATAGTGGTACGATTTTCACTCTAAATTAAATCAGCGGATTAATTTTTCAGGATAAAACATAGTGATCCTTTGAAATAGTCTATTCCGCGTAGACGAAGATTCATAAATTCACTTGTAACTATGAGTCTCTGGGTTAACAGCCCGGAGGAGAAGGTTAGAATCCTTCAACCGTCGAAAGACAAAACTGGCCAGTGCCCCATTGCGATGGATTTCGCTTTTGCTCAATTAAACTTGTTTAATGGTGTCTGTTTGACAAATAAAACCATAAATAAGTCAATTATTGACTTTTCATGTGAAGAAGCATCACATGACGTATACCACACGAAAGAGGATACTTATTTTTATACCAGTCAATCTGGAAAAGAAACTAAAATGTCTACTAATCAGACTTCAAAAGAGAATTGGTATCTTAAGAAGAAACAAGGAAAGAAAAGAGATGTTAAGAAAACCGAAGTCCGCAAAGCAAAGCAATTCACACCACATTTTGGTGTTGATACTATGTCCAAACTTACTGAACAATTTCAAGAATTAGCTGATTTTGCTAATATTGAATTGCCAGACGACATTCTTCGTAAGGTTGAAGGTATAGTCGCCCTTCTTGTAAATTTGCAAGATTGTGCCACATACCAACATTTCATGAGCGCAGTATTTTTGTATATTAGAGATTTTTACAACACATCAGTCACAACTCAGGTTATGACTTATGTTCGAGAAACCTTTAATAACAGCACTTTTGACAGACAGTCTGATTCCAAGGATCCAGATTGGCTTAATGTTGTCCGTGATGTACATACAAATTGGACTATGGTCAAGGGTAATAAAGCGTTCAAACAATTTTCCAAATTAATGTCCATACTGGTCACTCTTGGTCTGTGTGACATCTCGAGTTTGAAATTTGATGTTGCTGGCTTCAAACTTTTTGATGAAGACATTCTTAAGAAGCACATGTCCGCTTACGACTTAGCGGACGCCCTTTTGGGCACCGTCACCTATTTTGTTGAGGGTGCTTATTTGTGCTTCAAAACTGGCTCCATTAAACCATTATTGTTGAATGATTTTTCTGCTATGGAACTTGATACCGAGTACACCAACATTCTCATGTGGTGGGATTTGGTGAAGAATGGCAATCTTGAACGTATTGTTGGTATGTCCGACTCTGAGTTTTCAAATCGCTTAAATACATTGATTTTGAGACTTTCTAATTTGATAACCACTTTGAGTGGTTTAGATAAGAAGATTGTATCTGATAAGATGATTAAGATGAAACTTATATCGAATGAACTCATCACTTTGAAAATTAGTTCTGGCACTCGTCGATCGCCCTTTGCGATTGAATTGTTTGGTGATAGTAACCAAGGTAAAACAACTTTTGGCGATCAATTGCTGGATGCACTCTTAACTAGTAATTCATTACCGATAGACAAACAATATCGTGCTGCTTTGAACCCCGGTGATAAATTCTTTTCAAATTGGACGAGCGACAAACTTGTCGCTATATTGGATGACTTGGCCAATGAGAAAAGTGACTTTGTCGAGAAGCCACCCACTCGTGCTATCATTGATATTTGCAACAATCAGATGTATTATGCGCCTAAGGCTGAATTGGATGCCAAGGGTAAATGCTTTGTGGAGCCTGAAATTGTTTTGGTTACTACCAACAAGAAGGATCTTGATGCTTATGCATATTCCAATTGCCCATATTCCATTCAGAGGCGCATGGACTTGATAATGACGGTCAGATGCAAACCTGAATTTCAAAGGCATGTTAATGGCAAATCATGTGGCGTCGACTCTCAAAAAGTGCGAGAGTTTTACACTTTTGATGGTGAATACTTACCACCTTCCATTGATGATATTTGGCTCATTACTGTTGAACAAGCAGTAAAACCAGAACGGTTGTCAGACATAGCCCATTATTCTCCTGTTGTGTGGAGAGGACAGGTTATGAAGGATGTATCATCAATAGTGGCGATTCAGTGCGCCATTGAGTACATGAGTACTCATCGACTAAATCAAATTGCGTTGATGGATCAGATGCGCAAAAGATCGGCTGCTCTCACCAAGTGTGCATGCGATGGTTGTTGTCATTTGAAGGGATTTTGCCCTGACCATTTGTTTGATAAGCAATTTGGATTGCAGGCGGCTCTCGCTATTGAGAGCGCTCGACGCACTTTCATGGAAAGAATCGAGGGCGATGCTACAGGTGTTCTTGGTCGTGTTGAGTCTGCACTTACGCGCAATCTTTATAAACAGACCGACAAATTCTTGGCGCGCTGGGACTGGATGTGTTTGGTGCCATCTGAGTGTTTTGATAATGAAACGTTTGTTGACATTTTGCATTGGTACTATAAAGAGG